TGTTCATAAGATCCGCGTTTATCTGAAAGTTATCGTTGATTGCCTTAACGCAGGTTTTTCGGTAATTGGTGTTTTCGATATAATTATGGCATTATACGAAATTGTCGACCATGTTTTTTCTCGGCTGCCGGCTTATTTACGTAGAGCCCTGGGCCTACATTTGGACGAACCGATAGATGTACAATTACAACAAATGGATATTCGACAAAGAATAGAAGAGGAGGGACAAGATGTTTATTTTCCAGCCAATGAGTTCTTTGCTGAAGCTGGAGTGGATCTTTTAAATTTATGGTATTCTGCGTTAATTGGGATGTTACCTAGAGGTGTTCAATCCGTTCTCGATGCATTTCAACGATATACAGGGGTTCGTATACTCCGAGATATCGATTGGATATCAGATATATCAGCAGTCATTCTATCGATCCCTGATTTGTTTTTACAGTTGTTACGAAGAGCACTACCTTACGTTTGTTTATCAGCTCAGGTTCCAGTTGTTGATAACTGTATCGCTAAGTACAACGAGGTGATGGCCTTGTTTCCAGCTGCTTCACAGCGATTGATTAGTAAAGAAATTCGGGATTTAATTGATATGGCGGCAGAGCAAAACAACCGCCACAATATAGCTTTTCAGACACGAGTCGAGGATGCTTTAGGTCGAGCCAGGAACATTATTAGAAATATTCAGGTTGGTAATACTTTACCTCCGCCATCGTTTCTAGCATTGGTAGCCGAATTAAAGGCGTTGCATATCGGTTTGAATATCGAGCACGCGAAGTCACGAGTTGAACCAGTTGCGATTTTAGTTTGTGGATCTCCAGGAACGCAAAAGACGACGTTCTTGACCAAATTGACGGCCTATTTGTCTCAACTAGCTGAGCATTCGACATACCATTTCACACCACATCCAAATTCGAAAGATTTCTTTGACCATTATATGGGACAAACTGTGTTTGTGCATGAGGATATGGGGCAAACCTCACAGAGCGAATTTGCGAACTATGTTCAATGGGTGTCTTCAAATCCAGCTCAACTTGATGCTGCGGCTGCGGAAAAGAAGGGTACGAAGACTTTTTCTTCTCAATTGATTCTCGGGACGACTAATTTACCTATGACTCGTAAACCGCTTATAGCTAAGGATGAGCATGGCTTCACCGATCCTGAGGCGATTTATCGACGTTTTATCATCATTGATGTCGGTAAGGACACGATAGCGTCCTCACCCGTAAAGACATTGTATCGGTATAATTTGAATACACATATATATGAGGCAGAATGCACTTTAGATCTTTCAGATTTACTAGGTGTCTCCATGTATATTCGAGACCAGATGCAGAGGAAGAGAGACATCTTTAACGAGATAACATCGAACCAAGCGGATTTGCCAGCGTGTCCATTATTGACGGAAGGTCGAAAGACTGTGGTCAATGCACAACCGGTGACAATCGCACCAAATCAACCGATCTCGAAAGCTATTTTTTATTTAGATAAGATGAGAGTTATGGATATTGGGCTTCAACAGCAGCATGCGTGGATAGCATTGGGATATTATATTAATGGAACTAGGTTACCCGTCGATCCGTTTGGAGAGATTTGTGTGACGCAGACAGAGGCAGGGTTTGCCACATGGTTGGATGGTAAGGTGAATGATATCGAAAATAACTCAGTGCGAAAGATCGGCACATTGTTCGACGATTTGCGAACCATATTTGACTTGGGACAGACGGCATGGATTGTTGCAGGTGTAGCAACAGTTGGTGCCCTCGCAGCGATTTCGATGAAAATGATGTTTGCGAAGGCGCGTTCACAGAATGAGGAAAGTAGAGACAGTGAATCGTATCGACCATTCGTTCATTGGGCTAGAAATAAGCCCAAAAGGACTGCGTATGAATTATATTGCGAAGGTAAGACCGATCTAGGGTTATCGACTATGCCATTTACCTCGGAGGCTATGAAACAGATAGCTCGTAATATAGTTCAAGTCACATTCTCGTATGATGGGTACAGGGTCAATGGGTTCATGACCATGATCGATAGTAATCGTGGAATAACTAATGCTCACTTATTGTTGGAAGCTGAGCAAGCACCACGACGTGTTTTTGTGTCCGGATTTATCGGTAAGACACAAGTTATTAATACGTTCTTTGACATTACAAATATTAACTATGCTGAGGATCTAGCGGTATTAACATACTCATTTCCTCATCTCGAATTTTTCTCATCTCTGAAGCGATCGTTATTCAAGAAACCCTCAAATACTGAGGCCTATATAGTGACAGCAGATGGATGTATGAGTATTGGGGTACCAAGTAAAGCAGAAGTTTCTTCTGGTTTCTATCGAAACACTCGTCGTGTGTTCTCTTCTTCCGAGATGTTGATGCATAGTTACGATAAAATAGCTCAACAAGCTCCAGGTTTATGTGGTGCATTGGTGATGACACTTGATGGATATATATTGGGATGGCACGTCGCTGGAGCTGGAGATGGTAAAGGATATGCCAGGTTTTGGAATGAAGATGTGAGAAGATTTATCGAGGTAGCATCTGATAGTGATGGAATACCGTTTAAACAAACACTAGAAGGAGCGATTGAGGTTGAGAATAAGGAATATCATCATGTTTCTTCAACATCGAAATATGTTCAATCTCGCATGTATGAGGAGTTTATGTCATCAGAATTGAGTGACAATGGGCAGCCACATCGTAAGCCGGCACAATTGTCAGGTAAGGTTGACGGTGAATTTATATATGATAAAGCGCGAGTGAAAAATTTGAAGGTAACGAATTCGAAAATTGATATGAAGGGATTGGCTTTTGCTAAGTTCGCCGTTAAAAAATTGATTTCAAGAGTAACCGCCGGGAAGATAAAACCTTTATCGGAACAGGAGCTGGTGGAAGGTATGCAGAATGAAGATGGTATTTTAACGAGAGTGAATCCTGATTCTTCAGCAGGGATAAAATTCAAAGGTTTAACAAAAGACTGGATCGATTTTAAAAACAAGAAAATACATGTTGAAGTTTTAAATGAGATGGGTAGGATCGAACGAGATGCACGTGTGAAGAAGAAGGATATAAATACGGGAGTTTTTAAGGATTGTTTGAAGGACGAAATGAGAAATACGGAGAAAGCTCATAAACCCCGTTTGTTTTCAGCAGGTTCAATAGAATTTACATTGTTAATTCGGAAGTGGTTTGGTAGATTGCAAGCTCTATTTATGAAATTTCGACATATACTTCCGATTCAAATTGGCATAAATGCCACAAGTAAAGAATGGCATGCACTATGGGCTCGATTGGCTATGTATAATTATCATTTCGATGGAGACTATGCATCATGGGATGGTGGTATGCTTCGAGAATTTCAGGAAGAGTTGAGTGAAGTGATGTCTGATTTTTCTGAAGAACCGGAATTGACTCTCACATTGTTATCGTATTTGTGTGAGACCGTGCATGTTGGAAAAGATATGACATATGTGACGACTCACTCCATGCCAAGCGGACATGGGATAACGGCATTGTACAACTCCTTGATTAATTATATGTACATTGCATACGCTTGGTACGTTCTCGTCGGACGTCATATGAAAGGAAATTTCGAGGAACTGTATGCAGCTTTCGACAAGGAAATTTTCTCTCCTGTGTATGGTGACGACAATGTAGTTGGAGTGGCGGAGTCGATAAAAGATAAGTTTAATGCACTAACGTTTACAATGGTTATGAATGATTTGGGACTTGGATACACATCTGCCTCAAAGAAGGAACACGAT